CCTATCAAAGCTCCTACTGGATCTACAAGCGTTGACTCACTTAATGTGCAGACACAACTAGACTTGTGGGAAATTTATCAGAACCATTGGTGTGAGCACAAACCAAGTGTAACTATCTACTACTCAGATGAGGAGTTCCTAGCAGCAGGTCAATGGCTGTGGGATCGACTGGATAGTTGTTCAGGGATTAGCTTCTTGCCTCGTACAGATCATGTATACAAGCAAGCACCATATACAGCTATTACACCTGAAGCGTACAAAGAAGCCTTAGCCAAGATGCCAACGTCTATTAACTGGGATGATCTGGGTAAGTTTGAAACTGAAGATACAACTACAGGAACGCAAGAGCTTGCTTGTGTAGCGGGGCAGTGTGAGATATGACAAAATCTAAGAAACTAAAACTCAAGACATTCATTAAAGATAATAAAGATACCTTTGAAATGTTTGCTTGGTTTTGGGGAGCTAATACTTTGATGGCTTGTTTTTTTATTATTGTTTACAAATCCATGCTTGGTAGTTGTGTATTATGACAGATAAGAAAGAAGGGAATCTTATATCATTTAAACTACTTCTTGACCGAGGAGGGGTTGTCGTTACTGAACTTAGTGGCATCCCCGACAAGGATCTATCAAAGGTTTTTAAAGGTGATGACTTGGTATTGATGAGGACTTTGTTGAGGCTGTGCAATGAAAAGCTACAGCCCCTACATCGTCAATTAGAAGAAGAGCTAGATGCCCTCAATCATCCTACCATTTAACTTTGTGTGACCAGTAACGAGCTGACAGCTTGCTAGGTTTAGAGTCTTGTGCATTATGTCTTGCATAGTAAGATTTCTTACGGGCTTTATCCTTAGCAGATGTCGGGTTTTTACCTGCACCTTTTACACCTTGTTGTCCAAAGCGTATTGTTTTTATTTTATCACCCTGCTTTGCTACTACAACATGTGATTTAGTTTTGTGTGAAGGGGTTCTCTTAGGTTTATTGAACCCTGATACACCTGCTCTTGCTAAACGTGGATCTTTTTCTTTAGCCATTATTTTCTATGCCTCGCTGTTTTCTTTGCAATCTTTGCAGGCTGTTTACTGTGCTGCTTACCTGCTTTAGTATCTTTACGTTTCTTAGCTGACGTTGCAGCATACTCCTTAGAGCTTAGAGACTGTCTAGCCTTCTTAGGTAAATACCTTTCACCTGTAGCCTTCTTGCCTTGAGTGCTTGGCTTACCAGACTTAGTACCCCATTCTTCTTTAGTCCACTTCTTCAAAGACTTCTGTGACTTCTTCATTGGCATTACTTGTAACCTCCTCCTGCTGCTTTATATTCTTTAGCAAGCATCTGAGCCTTTCTAGCAGACCATTGTCCAGCTTTACCGCCCTTAGTACCCGCTTTGATTTTATTGAACAATCTTTTACGCATAGTAGGCTTAGTGTAGTTACCTGCCTCATTTACTTTTGATTTAGTTTTTTTCTTAGCTGCTGCCATTGTTTACCTCTTTCCTGCCGGTGTAAAATAGAAACCTATTATAGCTCCCAGAGTGGTGATTGAGACAAGAGATATATGTCCAGTAGTGATGGCTGTAGTAATCCCTTGTTCGATTGGCATCTTATAGAGTCCCCACAAGATGCTGATTTCTTTTGTTTGCTCTGGTGGGATGAAGGTAACAAGCTCGACTGTTGGGTAGATGGTACAGAGAATTGAAATTGTGGCAAAGTTGAGCATCCCGATAAGAGCAATAATCCTACGAGTAGTACGGGTAAATATAGTTGCTTCTGGGTCATCGCTTGCATCTCCAAATATAGCCTTTTGAAACTCAAGATCAGCATTCTTCATTTGCATATCTCGAATTAGTTCTCGTTTAGCCTCTGCTTCCTTGGCTTCGTTACGAGCCTGTACAGCCCCACCAAGGATCTTTAACATCGAACCCATGCCTGTAGCGCCAAGGGTTGATAGAAGCATTGTAATTAATCCAAACATATTAAACCTCTATAGTAAAGGATTAGATTTCTTGCTAGTTATTTTCTCAACTTTTGAACCGAGCTTTTCAAGTCGTCCTTCAATTGCTTCAACTTCTGTTTCAAGGACTCGAATGTCTGATTCAATTTCGCTTGTGCTTGGGATAACAATCCCTGAAACTTTGTCAGCTGTGTTTTCAATTTGTCCACGCAGCTCTTGTATTTCAGTGCCAATATGTGATATATCATTATCTTCAATCCTCACTTCTAGTTTAGTTAAACGTGACTCTAGTAATGTGCTATCTGTAGAAGCTTCTAAGGCTGCTACTTTTTCTGTTAGTGTTCCGTATCCTACTGCTGCACCGCCGATTGAACTAGCGATGCCTATCCATAGTGCGACTTGTTCTGGTTTCATCGTGGTATAATCTCCAAAGTCTGTTGGGCTTCAGCAGAGTAAAGGAAATACATTTCACTTTCTACGCCTACATTATGTTGGTTCCAATCTAAATTAAGTTGTCGTACATTTAAACTATCAATTGATACAGCAGTGTTTGTAAAAAAATCCATTACTGTATTTGTAGCCATGAATGACGAAGCTATTGTATCGATAACAAACGAGTCTTGTGCATAGCCCTCAATCATATTCTTTGTCATACTTGCTTCTAACATACCGTTAATGCTTGTGTTAAACTTCTGGCGGCTTGATTCTTTAATAGCTCTCAAGTCATTCTCAGTAGCGTAGGCTTCAGCATTAATCTTAGTTTGTTGATCACCTTCCACAAGCATCTCAGCTATGTTAGTTACTGCTGCTATTTCGCTTGCTGCTTCGATTAGAGTCTCTTTCTCACCCTCGTAGGTGTCTTGCTCTAGGTCAATCATATCGTTAAGCAGGACGGCTGTCAAAGCCTCTGGAGTGCTGTTCACTAATCCATCAGCATACGCTTGGTTAAACACATCCATCTGTGCAGGTGTCAATTCGTAGCTAGTTCCGTCATCGTTGTTGTAAATGATTGTGTTACCGTCCAGCATAGACTCTTGAGTCCATTGAATATACTCTTGAATGTTACTCGTTATTACACTTGTAATCGTACTTGTGGCGTTTTGTAGCCCTGTCATATCGAAGTCGTTGTCGCTTGCAATTAGTGGAGTTGACAACGATAGGCTGATCAGGGACGTACTTAGGGTTTTGGCTATAGTATTCAAGGGCTTCTTCTCCTATTTTTCCTTTAATGGGACATGGGGTTTGTGCGTTTCTCATAGCCCACCAAACTCGTGGGTCTTGACACATAATACTTGTTGCTGCTACCTTTAAACCTAGTGAGGACAACTGGCGTGATAACTTTAAACGCTCGCAGTTCTCATCTATCTTCATCCTTGAAGCACTAAGTCCTATCTGAAGTGTTTGCATCCCTGCACCAGACGTAACAACACAAGTATCTGTCTGGTATGTTGGTGTAGAAGGAGCTACTGCTGTAGTTACTGGCATCCCTTCTTGGTTCACTGTAGTTTCAGTTGTAGTTGTGATTGTCTCTGCTTGCTGATTAGTTCCAAAGTCTCCTACGTTTGCTTCACTAGCCTGCGTGAACGGACTTATAAGAATTAAAAGCGTTGTCATTATCTTCTTCATCTGTATGTAGTACCTCTATTTTAACTACCCAACTTGCAGGTATTGCAATGTGAGCACCACCCTCCTTGAGTTCATTACCTTCAACAATCCTTGAACGCATTACAATTACTTTTCTGTCATCTTGATGGACTAGCCACCCTACCTCTTGACAAGTAGCTGTCTCATGTGCTACAATATCTTCTATAGAAGTCCAACACCCATCACTATCCTGTGCATCCTGCCAAGTTAAACGTACCATTGGTAGCTCATTTATGTTCATTAAGGCTTCTTACCTCTGATTGATTATACTTACTGTGATTCGTTTCGGTTGTGTTGCAGTTTATTCTTCTACTAAACCACCTTCAGCAAACTGCGGAAGACCTTTTAGTATATCGTCTTTCATTTCTTGTGTAAGGTTTAAGAAGTATACAGGCTCTTCCCTAGAACCAACACCACTAAGAAATACGTCTTCTATTGAAACCTCTTCATTATACTTTTTACCAAAAGCTTTTAAGTGTTTAAGATATGCACCATCATATTTTTTACCTAGACCTTCTTGATCTCCTAGTCCAGAAGATGTATATCTTCGTGCTTGCTGCTTACCTGTAGTCAAAGCAATGGCATCCTTCCCTTGTTCAGCAGCTTCAATTAAAGCTTTGTTTATGCTTAACTTATGCCAAGTCTTTTTAAACGGTGCTTCAGGAACAGGTGTATCCTCTACATCGTCATTAAGATACTTCTTATAAGCTCTTTCTACACTAGGGTCTGAATCTTTTAATTCTTCGATAAAATCTTTCTCTAGTTCTTTCATTTTTAAATAAACAGCATTAGCTTTGTCAGGATCATCAACGTAGTTTGGATTATATATATTTGTATATGACGCTAGTTCCTCTTCTAACTCTAAATTTTTAATTTTATAGTTTGAAAACTTTTCAACAAAACCGCCAGTTTTTTCTTTAGCAAGACCCAGTGTAAGTAACTCCTCTATTACTGCCCTAGTGTCCTCAGCAAAGTCATAAGCTTCTTCCATTAAGTCTTCTGCATCGTCATAGTCTTTAGCAAAGCGTTTTGTAAACTTACTATAAAATAAATCTCTATAAGCATCTGCTATTTCTTCTGCTTGTTCTTCAGTATAAAAAACAGCACTGCCATCATAACCGCTTTTACTTCCTGCCTGATGATAATCAGATTGAACTTCTTCAATTAATAAAGCTTTTTTATTTGGATCTTTACCACTAAAAACATCTGACACTCTTAAATGTGCAATAACTTTTTTTGGATCTTTATCAGCTTGTCTTGATGCATTGTTCCAATGAGTATTTTCAAACTTCACGGAATTTAACTTTTCATTGTTTGTGTTTTCTGGAATATTAATTAAAATTTCTTTATAGTTTTCAGGCTTGCCAGATAAAGTGTATTGATCGTATTCAGTTTCAAAATCTCCATCTACTTGCCCTTTAATTGTATTTAATTCTATTTTAGAATTTGATACAAGTTCTTGTACTTCTTCTTTAGAAATTTTCTTAACATCTTTAAGTTTGTCAGCAACGCCTGTAAATTCTAGCTCGTCTGATGTTACCTTCTCACCCTTCTTGAGATCATTAATAAATCCTTGACCTGTTCCTTCTTTACGTTTTAGGTTTAATGCTGCCTTTTCTAAAGCACTATAAAACCCTTCAGTCATTTTAGGTGCAATTGCTTTAGACACAAGACTTCCCAAATTCTTTTTAACTCTAGGTTCTTTTTTAGTTTTAAGAGTTTGTAATTTTTGAATTATAATAGCTGAAGCAAACAAAGCATTAAGCTTATCATCATTCAATAACTTGCTTCTTAACTCTTCTTTACTCATGCTATTAAGTTCATCTAATGTATAACCCGCAGCCGCCGCAGACTTAGGGCCAAACTGTCCTTGCTTTAAAACACTTTTAGCTGAAGGATAAATAACTTGGAATAAACCTTGTGCTTTTCCTGAGCTAACTTGTTTTGACTTAGATAGATGACCTCCAGAGCTTTCTATCTTAGAATAGTCAATTAGTCCCTGCTCAAGTTCAGCAGGTGTTAGACCCATATCCATCAGTTCATTAGAAAACGCACCACTATTTGCAGCATATTTAGCTACATTTTTTACTGTGTCAGTTACTTCAATGTTCTGTGCAGCATCATACTTTGAAAGAAGTTCTTCAAGTGGCTTATCTTCAGCGTTATATTTAGTAGCCCATAACATTCTATCAATATTTGCTACTTTCTTCTGCGGCAACATTATTTCTTGATCTACATTTATCTTATCTGCATCTTTAATTTTATTTAAAGCTACAAGTGTTTGTACATCTGTATTGTTTTCCGCAGCAATCTTAGTTAGGGTTTCCCCTTTTTTAACATTGTATAAAAGACCGCCTTCATTAAACATCATACGTTTGTCTTGTTGATCAAACTTACTAGCGTTTACATTCTTATACTGCTCGGAGCGAAATAGAATATAAGAAGAGTTTCCTTTATCGCCAGTTACTGAAGGCTCCACCATGTTTCGATACTTAATAGAATCAAAACCCATATCTTCTAAAAGACCTTGTAGCTTCTTAGTCAAAGCAATATGCCTAAAGCTTGTATCGAGTATCTGCTTAGAGCTGTCAAAGATGTCAGGGATCTTAGGAACCTCAAGAGCTTCTTCGGATAAAGCATTTAAACGATCCTCAAACTTCTTAGGGATCTTCTTGCCTAGTCCGTTTCTAATTGCATCATACAGCTGACTATACGAAGTAGTAAGTAGGTTTTCTGCTGTCCAGTTTGAAGCATCAGTATCAAACTCCAAAGGATTCTTAACATTAATAAACCCTTTTGTCATACTGACACTTGGCATACGACTAGATGGCGCTAAGTCCATTGAACCCATGTAGTCTAACTCTTCTTGAGTAATATTATCAAAGTCAACATCTTCCATTGTGGTTTCTTGTCTACGAGCTACTTCATCACTAAAGAACTCATCCATCTCTTTATTTGTAACTTTGTTTTGTCCTGTTGAAGGAATCGCTAACTCATTCATAGCTCTATTATCATTAAGAGACTTAGCCATAATGTACTGAGCTTGACCTCTAGTACCTACGTGTACACCCATTTCACGAGGAGAAACAAACGCTACTTCAAAGTCTTTCTCTCCAAAGTCTGAGATGCCTCTATACATTGGCTCTTGTTCCTTTGAAGAACCTAAGAAGTCGTCAAGGTTTTTAAGTCTTTGATCTTCTGGAAGCAGATCTACTGCATCTTGGCCTGTCATTTTTTGAGGTGCATCTTTCTGCATAGCCTTTAGAGAAGAGATTAAGTCAGGATTGTCCGAGTTATTAGCTATGTAATTAGCTACGATTTTCTTTTTACCTTCAGTAGTAACATTAGTAGCAGGAACAAACTTATCGTTTCTAGCAAAGATGTCTATAACATCATCAAACTGTTTAACAGCTTCTAGCTTTTCAGGATCAGCTAAGGTACTAATGTGTGCTACACTATCATCTCTAACTTCATTGAGGGCTGACTGTATATCCATGTACATAGTTTGATCAGGGTCAAGCTCCTCAGCTAACTCAGCTTGATAGTTAAAGTCATCTATCTCTTCTTCGGTATAACCTCGTGAACGCTGAAAGTCTTCGCCATATGTTTCAGACTTACCAGACTTTTGAATAGCTAAGGTTTCTTCAGAGAAAGGTTTAATCTTCTGATCTTTTTCTCTTAAAATAGATTTTACTGTTACTGCAATATAATCTTCTACAGCTTCTTGACCACCCATTTCATCTACTTGATAAGCGTCAACGCTTCCAAAGTCAGCATAATCAGGATCGTATGATTCATCAAAAGCTTGTGTACTTTTAGCCTGAGATAAACCTGCTGTATCTTCAATATCTTTAGCGGCTTGGTTTATTACTTTAGGATCTAAAATACCATCAGTAGCCTCGTTAATAGTTTCTGCTATGTAACCAGAAAGCTTTTTAGCTACAGCACCACCTATTGCAAACCCTTGACGCTCTACTTTCTTAGGATCTAGTTCATCCATAAAAGCAGAACCGGCTTCATAGTTGTATGGCAATCCAGTATATTTATTTATACGCTCGTCAGGTTCAGCAGGCGCATTAGGTACTTTTACTTCACCACCTTTAAGAAATTGCTGGCGCTGAATATCATATTCAAATTCTGGAATAAGACCTTTTAAATCTTTATCTTTTTCACGAAGCATGTCTCGGTACTTACGCATGTTCTCAGGGCCTGCTATTGTGCTACCGGCTCCAAAGAAAGGAACTTTTGTACCTAAAACTTGATGGTACTTACCATAAGCTAAACCAAGAACATCAGAAGCAATGGGGCCAAAGGGTGCAGTAGCATATCCAGACACTGTGCCTGAATATTTTGCAGCATCTGAAGCTCTTTGTAAGTTGTCAAAAAGTAAACCGTTACCACCCCAACGCTTAATAGCACTTAATCTAGCTTCTGTAGGCGTAACATCTCTTTCGCTTTTACCATCACTTCTAAAGTAATTAGTCATGCGGGCTGTTTCAGTCATAAGTAAACCTGCTAATGCAAGCCTTGGTGCGTTCCTTTTTGTATCTTTAGTTATAGCCTTCGCAGCTCCTTTAAGAACTGTGTTTGTAAAAGCTGCGGGATAGCCCAACAACTGAAAAGCTATTGAAGTCTTAGGGTTTGAATGCAGTAAAGGTTTAAGTCCTGACATCGCAGAAGGCTGTAAGATTACAGAGTTGGTATATCGTGCAGCTCCACCTAACATCTCATCATAAAACGCATCTGTATTTTTAGCTCCCTTATTTACCCACTCAACACCTTTTTTATAATCAATGTTAAGTTCGTTTAATTCACCTATAAGAGTTTCTATCTTAGCAGTAGGCGGTTGATTACCATGAGCTGCGATAAGATCTAAATTTTCTCGAATAAGATTTTTACCACTAGCAAACGAAGCGGTCTGAACAAACTTTGTCCACTGGTCTAGGAAGTTCATACGGAAGAACTTGTTACTTACATTCTGCATAGTTTCAGAAGCAAGATCTTCTCCAGCTAAACGGTTTCCGATTTGAGCCTGTGCCTGTTCCATTGCAATACCAAAGCTTTTCATTTCACGGAAAGCTTCAGCAGCCGTTAAGCCGTGACGGTTTTTAAGTTCACTGTGGAGATCACCTGTAGCCTTTTTAAAGCTAAGTTCAGAAGCTTCTTTAAAGCCCTTTACAGAATTTAAAACTCCAGACTTACCAATATTAATAAATACCTCTGTTAAACTACCAACAGTTGCAAGAGGAAGCAAAGCTAAACGTGTTCCTAAAGTATAACCGTCAGCAACCGTTTGCATTTTAGATCCGTAACGCCCCATGTTTTCACCAGTAGCAGAACGGTATAGCTCTCTAATCTGCTCTCGCTCTTTCTTATCAAGAGTCTTGCCAGAGGCTTTCATTTCTTTTACAATAGGATTAATCCAGTTGTTTATAAACTCTTTCTCATTAGTAGCTAACAATACTTTTTTCTTAGCTAGAGCTTTACCAGCTTGGAAGTTATAATCTAATGTAACATCCATTAAGTCAGTGTTTAAAAAGTTTACAAATGTTGCGTCATTCTTAAACTTAAACTTACGTTTAGATGCAAAGAACTGTCCGCCTGTACCACCGTCTAATTGATTTTCAATATCCAACATACTGTCAGAAATTCTTCGTGCCTCTGTTAAGTCTTTAGCTTCGCCAGAAGAAAGAAGTAAATTATCAAAAGAATCTTGATCCGACTCAATAGCTTTACGATTCCACATACGGGGTATATAGTTATCTATTTTATTTGCTATAATACCTTCTGAGTACAGTTGATCGCCAATGTTTTTAAACAAGCCTCGTATTTCTGTAGCTGCTTTCTGGATATTTGCAGGAGTACCTCTCATGTCGCCACGAATAGCTTTATTTAACGCATCATTAACCTCATCAGATAGATTACCTTTAATAGTGTTTAAAGCTAAAGGCTCTACGATTTCATTATACTTACGATTAAAACCACCTGTAATAGCTGCGGCAGCTTCGCTAAAGTCCATACCAATTCTTTCTTTTGTTTTACCAAAGCCTTCAGCAAACTCGTGGCTAAGGCGTGTTTGAAGTGTCTTGGCTGTTTTAGAAAACTTAGTGTATGGAGTAAGTACGCCAGCACTTTTACCAAACATATTGCCAGTTAAATCTGTTGCAGTTTTCCAAACTCCAAAAGCTATTTTATTTTTTATCTTTTCACCTGTTGCACCTGATTTTAATGCACCAGTAACAATAGTTTTAAATTCTTCCTTTGCTACATCGCCACCACCGACTTCTTCTACAAAAGCATCTGCTGCTTTATTAACATCTTTAAGATCAATTGTAGCACCTTCAGGGCCTTCTAACAAACGATTAGTAGCTTTTATAACAGCTTCACCGCTTGCAGGAATCCACTCGCCTTCTATACCTTCGTTGTATAGCTCTATACCTTTACTGTCACTAAGCTGCGGAACTTCGTTTAAATCTTTATCTAAACGCTTTGATGCGTATTTACTTGCCACTTTACCCATACCGTATGCAAGACCACCGCCAATAACTGTACCTACACCAGCCGCTGTAGCTGTCTGACCTAAATCAATGCCATCTTTACGCTCACCGATTTCAATCTCAAGGTCTTGCATAGCTAAGTCTTGAACGCCTGTAATAGCGCCTGTATAAGCTGCTGTGCTTTTAACTGGGTTAGCTGCTGCTTTCTGTAAGGCTTTAGATAAACCCACTTTAGCACCAGTACGTACTGACGCACTAGCACCTGCACCACCAATACCTCCAAACATTACAGATAATACAGTTGGGATAGTTTCAAAGTTTGCAAGTACATCCATGCCGTAGTCTTTAACAGCGTCAAGCACTTCATCAGTTCCAGTTACTTCTGCACTTTCCCACTTTTCTCTAAGGTTTCTATAAGCAGCCTTAACCTCTTCAGGAGCATCTTTTAATGCACTAGCTTTACCAGCCACTGAAGTAATACGCATAAAATCATCACGCATCATTTCAGCGGGGCCTTGATCACTGTCCATCATCTTAGTTAAGAAGTCTTGATTCTCTCCCAAGTAAGATGTTAAAGTATCATAGTCTTGAACAACCTCTGGATTGTTTTCAAAGTTAGCTATGTTGTTTAACTCATAAGATGATATTTGATCTATTTCTGAATCACTTAATAAAGTTTCATCGGATACGTCCTCGAAGTTACTCATTCGAGAATGTATTTGTTCCATCCTACTTAATAAGGTATCTGACATTAAACAGCTCCACTTTTATCAGCTAAGAATTTTTCTTTTTCAGCTTTTGATTTTAATGAATCGTATACTAATTTATCTGTAGCACTTAAACCGTTAATTGCTTTTTGTTTTTGACTAGCAGATTTAAAAGCTTTAACAAGTTTATCAGTCCTTGCTTGCTTTTTATTCTGTGAATCTAAAATACTTTGTCCACCCACAGCATTAAAGATCTGTGTTTTTTGGTCAAGGTTTCCAGCCAAAGCAGCTTTCTGTTTAGATGAGTTTGTTCTAAAGTGATACTTCAAAGCTTTATTAATTTCATCTTCAGTATATGTTTTAGGAGCAGCTACAGGTGTGGTTGATGTTGATGTTGATACAACAGGTTCTGGAACTGTAGGTGGTTCTTCAGATCCTTTAAGAATATTCTCAAACGCCATCGCAGCTTCTGGCCGTTCTGCAATTAAAGTACGAAGATTTTTTTGAGCTTCAGTGCTTAGTCTAGAATCATAAAACGAAATATTTTTAGCATAGTCAGTTAATAAAGCTTTTTTAGTTTTAGGACTAAAGCTAACAGACACAGGACTATTTTCTTTAATATCTAATATAGCCATGTAAGCTACCATAGGATGAGAACCATATTTATCTGTTAAAAGATTATTTTCATTATTAGCAGTTGTCCCCCATCCCTTTGTATCTATCATCGTTTTAGTATTAATTACGTGCATCTTAGCTGCCAACACTTCAGCTTGCTTAGCTCTAAAACCATACCTAGATTTTAAATGCTGTCCAGTTATGTACATTCTAGCGTATTGATTATCTGCAACATCTATTACTCTATCTTTATCAGTAGCATCTTCAACAAGTAAACTGTTATATGTACCTAAAACATCTAGATCATCTTTAGGTAAATTCTGAGCTGTTGCTACTTTAAGTTGCTTTATTTCTGTTGAGTTGTTTTTAAGAACTATACTAGCAGCTGTTACGTTTGCAATATCAAAAGATGTCACTTCACTTTGAGTTTGTAAATCTATATATTTAGGAACAGGATTATTTTTATATTTAATTTCTCTAAAAGTTTTTGTTGTCGCTACAGGCTTACCGTCACCAAACTCAGGAATAAAACTACTTTTTATTTCAACAAGTTTAGAGCTTTCAATCTGCAAAGGCATTCCATCAGCAGCTGCTGTCCACTCAGCTACTTTTTCTTTAGATCTAAATGGAGATAAACCTTCTCTTCGCAGCTCTCCATAGGCTTTAACACCTCCGGCAATGTTCATAAGCTCTTCAGATTCTTTTAAACTATTATCTAAAGGATCTCCACCTTTCTTAAACAACCCTTTAAACTTGCGATAAAGCGTAGAGCCTATATCAGTTCCTCTACCAGCAACTAAAGCTTTGTTATAAGCCTCAGCTCCGTCTTCACCTACACGCTCTATTAATAGCCTGTCTTGGTCAGCAGAGTCTGCATAAAGTTTTTGTAGTTGTTTACCTGCCTCTACGCTTTCGTTGTAAAGAAGTTGAGCACGTTGAGTTGCGCTATATGAGTCGGGGATTGCTCTATTAAATGCAGTTGTAATCTCTGCCGCAGCTTTAGCCCGATAATATTCTGCTTCGCCACCTTCGTAAGAAAGAGCTTCTTGACGTTGGTTATTACGATCAGTAGCTCCGTTTACCGCAGATTTAAACTTAATATTATTCTGCAATAACTTTTCTTGGTTTAAGAAATTTTCTGTAGATTGTCTAACCATAGTATTGCCAATAGACAACAGAGCTTTTGCACCGTAACCATAAAGCAATTGCTTTCGTTCACGCTTACGTGCTTCTGAAGCCATTCGATCTCGATCATTTTTAAATGCTCTATACTGATCGTCTTTTCTTTTACGACTTCCAGCAAGCATAGAACTAGCATAGTTTGTAATATCGTCTCTATTTTCCATTATGTTTTACCTTTAAGCTTGTGGAGGGGCCATTAAACTTTCTTGTTCTGGAGCTGGTGCTTCTTCAGGAGCTGCCTCAGCTTCAGGTGTAGGAGCTGCTAAAATACTTTCTCTGTCTGGTAAACTTTCTAGCTCTTCAAGCATTGCAGGAGTTACAATATTCTGCGGAACATTTCCAGACTTTGCAGACTCTTTCATTTCTCTAATTCGCTGCTCTTCAAAACTCACACCTAAAATTTCTTCAGTATCGTCTTTATCATCTAACTGTCCTTTGTATATTACTACCTCAATGTCTGCTCTTTCTGCTAAAGCAATAAGCATGTAAGCAGTAGGCTCAATAAGCATCAACATTAAATCAGGGTTCCATAATCCTCCTTGAAAGCCTTCAGTAAGTAGTGCCTGTGTTATAGTCATAACAGGTACACCTTGATCTAAAGTCTGCATCAAACCAATGTAAGCTTTAGGCTGAATCATTTTAACCCAAACAAATTCAGCTGCTACATGCACATCTGTAAACTTAGGCGCTTGTTCAAAAGGCGCAGGATTCTTTGGATCATTCGTTAATGAAGATCCCGGAATTGCTCGCTTTCTAGACGCTGCTTCTTTTTCTAACTGTTCTGCAATATCAGACATTATTTAATACCTACCTATACGTTTTGAGGTTTATAAAGTTGACTCATTCTTTGACCGTACACATTTGACTGTGTCGCATTATAACCCCAACTACCACTTCTAGGTTGATAAGGTCGCATAAACTGATCCGCACTTAAAGTAGAAGAACGAGACTGAATAGTGTTAGCTTGCACTACATTACCACTAGCATAACCTGCATAAGAGCTTCCGTAGTCTGGAGCTTCTGGAGCTTCTGGTGTACCATAGATCTTGTCTCTGATTTTACCTGAAACATATTCAGTAAGTAAAGTTTCAGGCGCATCAGTAATTTCTTTTATTGCTGCATCTTTAGCTGCTCCAAATCCACGCTTAACAGACTTCTTAGCACCTTCATAGCCCCTTTGAAGTAAGCTAGGTTTGGCTGCACCCGCTACATCTAAGCCCACAGGTTGACCTAGTGTTTCTTTACCTAAACCTATCGTGCTTTCTAAGTTGATTGGCTCTGCCGTTGCTTTAGCAACATTGCTTGACAAGTCTATAGAAGAAGGGCCTAAGTTATTTACATCAAAAGGCGTTAAATCTATATTTAAAGCAGGATCACTTTTAGCCGCAGTATCAAAAGCTTTAGTTAAAGCGTCAACATCTTCTTGTGTTTTAGTTAGGTTTTTAAATTTTGATTTGTCTCCAAAGCTTTTATCGAAAGCAGAGTTAGGGCCAAAGAAATTATCAGAAGCTCCTTTAGCATCTAACCCTAATTTTTTAGCTGCTGTGCCAGAAAAATTATTAATTGTATCAGCAACACCTGTAGTTATAGTTCTAAAAGTGTTTACAGCTGTGCTGCCTACATTCTTAGAAAACTCCATCAATGAAGTAACCCCTTTAGTTACAAAACTATCTTCCCCAAATAGAGCACTTGTGCCTGCTACAAGCCCGTCAGCAAGAGCACCACCAATTCCGGGCAGTGCGTTGAGCATCCCTAACGTGCCGGTTACGGCCACCTCGCCAAAAAGTTTACCCGTATCATAAGTTACTTGTGCGATGTCTTTTCCAATGTCTATAAATGCTTTACCAACGTTTTTAACAACATCCTTGGCGGCATTATAGCCTGAACCTAAAAAACCTAAAATACTTGTAATGCCCATAATATTTCCTCTTTAATTTATTATGTATCTATTAAACCAATGCTGCTTAAAGTTTCAGCCAAGCTTTGAGCAGGCGTTGTTCCCGCTGCTGCATAAGCTGTGTCCGCTGCCATAGCCGCAGTTGTAAGCTGTACTATTCTTTGTTGGTTGTTTTCGTAATTATTGTTTGCAAACGTAGCCTCATCTCTAAGTTCTAGCCACAATTGATTTTGTTGTTGTAAGCTCATGTTAAAAGCGTTTTGTACATTCTGTCTATTTGCGTCATTAATAGCTGCTGTATCCGCAGTGTTTGCATTTCTACGCCATGTTAGATCACTTTGTTGGATTGTTTGTCTGTTAGAAGCATTCCATTGATCACGTTGATTTGCCATGTTTAAGTTAAACTGTTCTGTCTCAGAAGCCAGTGAAGCGTTAGCCATATCAGCTTTTAATTGATTGCCTGCGTTTTCTGCATTGACTTTGTTCTCTTGTTCTATATTAAACTTAGACATAGAATCAATAGCAGTAGCGTTATACTGATCTATCTGAGCACCTAACGTAGCCATGAACTGATCTGTTTGCATTGTGCTTTCAGCATTAAATTGTGCTGTAGCGTTTGCTGCTGCGGTATCAGATAAAAGAATCTGTTGTTCTTGTTGAGACTTTAAAATAGATGCTTGTTGGTCATTAGATAAATTAGCTAAATCCATTTGCAAAAAGTTTTGAGCATTAGTAACGGATACTTTAGTTCGGTTGTCTGCGTTTGTTAAATCCATAGAAGCTTGGCTTGTAGCATTTTGCAAGATAGCTGTGTTTTCAGCATTAAAGTTTTCTAACGTCATTGTCTGAGCAAACTTACTATTAACCAGCTCTGCTTGTTGTTTAGCGTCAAACTTAGCTAGATCAATATTAGCAACCGTTTGGGCATTAACTACAGCTCGTTGTTGGTCTGCATTTAACTGTGCTACACCCATAGAACTTGCAATATCGGCCTGCGTTAATTTTGTTTTTAAGTCAGCTTCCATGTTAGCTAACTCAGTTTGTTGTTGAGCTGTTAAATTATCTGAGCTTGCTTGGTTAAGAGCTTGTAGGTTTGCTAATTTCATTTGAGCTTCAGTGCTCATGTTAGCAATGTCCATAGAGTTTTTCAACTCAGCATTCTTAGACAAAAACTCCGCAGCTACATTCATTTCTGCTAAACGTCTTTGATTCTCAGCACTCATGTTTTCGCTGTTTACTTGAGCTTCAATCTCAAGGTTAGCGAGTTCCATTTGTTGTTGATTGCCTAGATTCAACGCCATTGTTTCTTGCTGGTTTCTGTTATTCTGTTCAGCAGTTCTTTGACGGTTCTCTAAGTTTTGTAGACGTACTTGCTGCTGTTGTGTAGCAGTAGTTATTACAGCTTCTTGTTTAAAAGAACTTTGAAGTTTCTTCATGTCATTAGACAATTGAGCTGTTTGAGATGCTGCTGTTTGCTGATTAGCTAAGTTATTCATGCGGCGTTCCATGTCTAACTTAGCTGTAGTAAGATTAGCTTGTTGTTGGTTGTCTAAGTTCTGTGCTGCTCGCTTCTGTAAAGCATTAGCATTGTTTTCAGCGATAGGTAATGCACTTTGAATAATAGCATTAAATAATGAATCACGACCAATGGTAGAAGATGACAGACCTCTTTTAGCTAACATTGCGTTGGTTGCATCTACTGCTGGTCTAGCCCATACAGGAACTTTATTTTCTTCTAAAGAACCTAACAAGTTTTCCATCTGTGAAGACATTAAAGCTTCTGTAGGTAGTGCAGCTATAGCGGCTCTAACTTCTACAGGCTCATTATCTAGCTGAGCTTCTACTTTTGCAGGGTCTTCTACAATAGCTTCTGCAATCGCAGGAGGCATATCACCAACTTCTGCAAGCATTTCAACTGCTGCACCTTGAGCTGCTTCACCTTTAACTGGACGATTCTGAACTGCTTCATAACCTAAAGTTTCTGTAATCTGTGCAGCTTCCATCGGTGTAAACGTGTCATCTGTAATAGCTTCACGCTGAGCTGCTTCTGCCGCAGGTGTTGCAGCTACTTGGATCTTCTCACCTGTCACAGGATCTACCATAGACTTCGTAGAGACATCAAAGCCTACTTCTTGTGCTAACGCTGCTTGCTCTGCTGCTGTGTCACGCTCGGCTACTCCGGCCCTTTCAGTAAGTGTTGCGTCAGTTGCAACGGCTGTAGAGCCTTCAGTAATTTTACCTTTAGCGGCTACAGGATCTCCGTAGGTAGATATAAACTCTTGTTGCTTGCGACCTAGAGCTTCGCCTCGTGCGTTCATGTCTGCATCAAAAGCTTTTAAGGCTGCTTCAGCTTGTGCTTGTGCGCCTGTATCACCCGATTCAGCTGCCGCTTTACGTGCTTCCATTAACGCTACACGCTCAGGATTAGCCATATGAGCTTCTGATGCTGCTTTAAACTCAGCTACTTCAGGCGTTTGATTAAAAGCTTCTAAACCTTTTTGTTTTCTTACCTGATCAGCTGTAACTGTCTGTACTGTCTGAGCTTGTACGGGTGCGGCTTGATCTACTGTAGTAGGGGCTGCGGCTTCAACAGGCTTTAAAGTCTCTGCCGATACAGTAGGTGCTGTGGCCTGTTCCATAGGAGCTAGTTGCTCTATGTCACCCTGTTGAGTAGTGAGAGTTTTGTCTGTCTTGGCTATAGTGGGGTCTGACCCATCTATAGTTTCGATAATCGGAGAAGTCGTCTTCGTAAGCTTTCCTGCCGTTCCAGTGTCGCTAGTCGCATCAATAGGAACACCGTTTTCATCTCTTTCAATTGCCATGCCGTTATCTCCGTTTCTTCCGTCAAGATCTAAGTTACCTAATAGTGTACCTAAATCAGAATTATCATATGTTGTTGATGTATCTTCTGTTTTATCTTCATCTTCATCACTAGCTCTTCCACGATCACCTTTATCTTCAGGTACATCAATAGGATTTGTACTTTCAGTAATTCCAGTTGCAGCAGTAGTTCCTGAAGTAGCTGTACCACCGCTTTCGCTTACAGTCCCTGCACCTGTGCCTACGCTAATACCGCCTGTAGGATCATAACCAAATGTACCTGCTCCTGTATCTGGAAAAACAGTATCTGAGCCACTCATAAATGAATCGCTAAGAAAGTCTCCTACAGTCCCCGGAATATCTCTTACGCCTTCAATTACTGGGCCTATATATGGAATTTTTTCTGACTGGTCTAGAAGTATGCCTGTTAGTCTTGTAGGAACACTTTCACCAAATGCCGCTTTACCAAACATCTTCATTACTTCATTAACAGGTAATCCAAAATGTTTTGCAGCTAAAACACCAAGCACAGCGCCAGTCACTACATCTATGACTACACCTTTAGCAAAATCAATTGCTATGTCACCTACAGTAGGTTCATCGGGCTGATCAGCAGTACCATAATATATAGGAGGTCTTCCGCTATCAGTGACATACTGTTCTCCATAAGTCTTCATAGAATCTGGTAGAGGTTTTTCTTCAATGCCATATTCTTTTAACTTTGCATTACGCTCATTAAAAGTCATACCTTCTAAATCAGAAGGCTCTAGTCGTTGTTGACTTGATAATGGTTGTTGTTGCCCTGTAGTAGAAACGCTAGTGTCGCTGCCTGTTTGTGATGTACCGCCTGTAGTTGGCTCTTCCTCATCAACAGGCTCTACAACTGGAGGTGGAGGTTCTTCAGCACCATCACCGCCGCCACCGTCACCGCCACCCTCTAGTGTGCCATCACCAGTAGCATCCGCTTCGTCTGCATCATCTTCTGAAGACCTATCGGAGCTAGTGGGAAAACCAAAAGCTTCGTTTGCAGCATCTCTTTCTTCTTGTTCTTTTTTCTTTTCTTCTTCAGTTTTTTCTTCAGTTGGAGTTCTATTTCTCCCGCCTTGCCCGCCTGCGCTTGAACCACCGCCTCCTGAGCCACCATTAATACCAACGCCAGTAGGTGCTGGAATATTTGTATTGAATCCGTATGTTCCTACACTCATGCCACCACTAGAAGTCGGATCGTAGCCTACATCAAGGTAATCACTTTGATCAAAAGGGTCGTCTTCGACATCAAAATCACCAAAATCTTCTCTTGGAATAAAAAGAGGTATCTGGCGAACAGATGTATTACCTGTTGACGGAGTATAACCAAGAGACTGGTCGCTTCGATAACCACCAGTGCTATATTTTACACGAGCACGTTTGGCTTTTAATTTTTTCAAAGCCTCTTTAGTATTTCTTTTGCTACGGTTTTTACTCATCAATTACCTATTTGTTCAATAACTTTTGAATAGTTTCAGATTCATAAATACGAATACCTAACCATATTATTGTAAATAACGATGCCGTAGGCGGCAACCAAGCTGCTAAAGCCATGATGCCTGTAGAAGCTGCTGCTACGTCTACTACTTCTTTTACTGTTTCTGGGGTCGGTACTGAACTCATAATAAAATCCTATATTCTATTGTAATCAAAAACGCAATCTTCAAATTCAATATCTATATTGCTTGACCCCAGATATTCAAAAAGGTCTGGTCTACCTAAAGAATTAATAAATTCTTCTTTTTCAGTAGGTGTGTATGTTGACCAACCCTGCCAAGTATTTAATTCTTCTTCAACCATAAATGAATGTATAGCAAGAACTAATTCAGATAAAGAATAAGGTGATAAATTTAAACCTGTGTGTAGTTTATTATTTACTAAAGTTGCTGACAAATAACCTAAAACTGTTTCTGGGTTTGTGTCATCAACAATTTTTAATGCTTGTAATGGTGGAAAATTAAAATGCCACGCTATAGCATTGAGCCTAGCTTCTACATTACTTTCAGGAATAGCTTTTGTTACGTCAAGACTTTCAAACCTTAACAATGTTGTTACTTTTAATTTATTAGAATTATAAAGCGTTTCTAACTGTTCGTTACTTATAGTTGTATTTTCTTTAATAATTTTAAGCATGGTAGCTCCTTACTGAATTAAAACTTAATATGGAAGTATTCCTGAATAAAAAACTCTAAGTTTTTCTATTGCACCTGTTACAGCAAGGCTTTCCATTGAGTCAATCATTTCTTGGTTATTAGCAAAATCTAATCTACCTTGTTGACAATAATACGGACTAGGACAATATCTGCTAAAGACAGTTGAAGGGTCTAGGTCGGTATCAGCTAAATATAGGCTAACTGGACTTGTGTTTTCAGGTGAAAAATTATCACCCGCATCTGGGCCAAACTCTTTTATAGCTGAATTCTGTGGCCTTCTTTGAAGGACACCATGATGACATTCCATTCTTCCAAACACATTATCATATTTAAAATCGGGAAGAGTAGTCTCGACAGTACCGTAAGCTCCATAATTTTCAAAACGTATTTTTTTACCGTCCACATAATAATTAAAACGAAAACTTAAAATGTTTAAATTTTTAGCAGTATTAGTATAAACATTAGTCTGACTATTATAAAGTGAGTTTGCCGTAACCATAGTTGTATCGCTTGGCTTAGTTAAGCCGTATTCATCACTAACATTTTTAGCTGTACCATAGTTTTGGTATTCGCTAATATAAGAATACCCATAATTATATCCATTATATATAAAAAATTCTAACTCATACTCAATAACTTGTTGAGTATGGGTGGGAAAATATTTATTTTGATCGGCTAAAATGCCAGCAACGTTCATCATATTAAGTCAACTCGCTTCCGTAAACTAAAAAGTTAGATGATCCTAAACCTTGAGCCATTATCTCACAAGCTCCATAAGCGTTTAGGTATGAAAAACCCCCTGATGAAGTATCTAATTTAGATCCTCCTACAAGTCTAGAAAGCGTATAGCCTACAGGAGCTTGTATTTTTATTCTTTGATCTGAATAGTTTATAAGTGTCCAAGTTGTACCTTCTGGAACAGATTCAGCAGTAACAGATGTAAAAATAGTAGGTAAATTAAATACTGAATCAGCTCCGTTATTAGTATAAACTATACGGCTATTACGTTTTGCTATTGTTTCTGTCACACTGAATGATGTATCTGTGCTCAACTCAGTTTTCATCTGACCCTGAAAAGAATCTGCAACTACATTACCTACAATAGTTGCCCCGTCCTCATTTATAGTTAAGACTTCTTTAAAGCCTCCAGCAGCATGATTTGTATAATCGCTAACAGAAAAAACAAGCTGACCTTCAGCAGTGTTTGCTTCTTTATTATTTATTTCAGCTTTAATTTCTGCATACTGAACACTTGCAGGGCCTTCTCTACGTCCATGAAATTCTATTGCACCTATTTCATCTCCAACTTCGGGACTTGCGCTTTGACGATCAAGTTTTATAACAGGTCTTTGACTTGCTCCTTGCTCAGTATCTTGAATTGTTAAAGTGCTTCCAGAGTCATTAGTGTCTGTACTTATAACTACAGGATCTGTAAATGTTTTGTTTCCGCCTATGCTTTGTGTTCCGGTAGTTCGTAATACTGAACTATCTACTTTAACGGTAGTAGCTGTTACCACTATACCGTCTCCTCCGCCTACTGCAAGGGAAACAGCCCCACTGTCACCGCCACCCGTTAAGCCATTTCCAGCTGTAATTGAATCAGGGCCTGTTGAACCTACTGTAGCTCCTTCTGCAATACCTGCAAGTTTTGCTGCTTGTGTAGCAGTCATGTAGCCATCATTCTCGTTTGTAGCTGCTGAAATACTAAGCGCAGCGGTAGTTGATCCGTTACTAACTTCAAGCGGCGCTGTGACAGAAACACTTGTTACCGTACCAGCGTTTGAAGTAAAGTTAGAGTCATTGCTAAAGACTGACAATGGAATAGAAGAAGGAGCAACTTTTTTACTAGCTGTTCCGACTATAGCGGCAAATGCAGTTACTGTGCCTGTATCAGTTACTAATTCATTTAGATTTAAACTAAGACTAGGTGTAGTACCGCCTGAAGAATCTACACCTGTTCCTCCGGTTACAGATGTCACTGTGCCTGCGTTAGAAGTAAAACCACTATCATTATTAAACCCTGAAATATCAATATTACCTTTTGTAATCTTGTGTTGATCATTGGAACTATCAGTAACTACAAAGAAAGCTCCATCAGTATTAGTAGTTGAAGTTTCTAGTTCGGAAAGGTCTAAAGAAATATCAGGTGCGGTTGTACCATTTGCAACATCTAGTCCTGTGTTTACTGTTACTTGAGAAATTCCACCACCGGCTGTAGCTCCTTCTGCGATACCTGCAAGTTTTTCTGCTTGTGCAGAAGTCATATAACCATCAACTTCGGTTGTCGCTGCCACCATGCTTATTATAGGAGTGTTTCCTCCAGAAGAAACTACAGGCGCTGTAGCTGTAACCCCTGTAACTGTTCCTTGTGGGATAGTACCATCAAAGCCTGCAAGAGTTATATTTTCTCTACGAACTTTTTGTAAAGTGCCGTCTTCTTTTAATGCAATAAGATCATAAGCATCGGCTGAAGTAGTTGATGACGTAAGTTCAGAAAGATTTAAAGAAATACTTGGGGTTGTATTCACGTTAGAAACGTCTAAGCCTGTACCTACACTCACAGAAGTAACTGTACCAGCATTATTAGTATAAACTAAATCATCATTAAAGTCTGAAAGATTAACATTACCTCTAGCTATTCTATGTGCAGTACCTGAAGAATCCGTAACTAAAAAGTGGGCGGCATTTGCGTTTGTAACAGAAGCAGCAATTTCATATAAATTTAAAGTAATAGAAGGCGCTGTAGTGCCATTAACAACATCTAGTCCTGTGCCTACTGTCACTCCTGTTACTGTACCAACAGTGGTTGAGAAGTTTGAATCGTTGTTGAATTGGCTTAGTTTTATTTCACTGATAGCTTTTCGAGAGTTTGTGCCGCCGTTATTTAAAATTACCTCAGTTGTTCCTACAACATCAGCAGTCATGTCTGTAAGTTCAGAAAGATCTAAAGAAATACTTGGGGTTGTATTGCCATTAACAACATCTAAGCCTGCACCGACTCCAACAGAAGTCACAGTGCCTGAATTAGATGTCCAATTTGCATCGTTGTTCAAGCCTGATAGGTCAATGTTTCCTTTAGTTAATTTTTTCTGTTCTCCTGCATCATCTACAACAACAAAGAAATCTCCGTCAGCGCTTGCTGTAGAAGTTGTAAGATCGTTTAAGTCTATAGCTATGTCCGCTGCATTAACAGTAATGCCTGTTCCAGCACCTACATTTAATGTAGCATCGCCAGAAACAGCACCACCTGTTAAACCTGATCCAGCTACAACGGATGTAATATCACCATCGCTTGCCGCAGCTGCTTGAGCGTCTACATAAGTTTTAACCGCTAAAGCTGTTGGTAATGTATCATGCGCTGTTGAAACTGCGGTTAAGTCTGTATCAATACTGGTAACTACTTGAGAGCTTGTAAGCTTTAAACCTAGTGTATTTGTCTGACCATCAACTGCCAGTAAAGCTTTTCCAGCGCCTGTAGCTGTAGCTTTTAGGGTCATAAGTTCTGCGTAGACTCCACCATCTACTGAGTACTGGGATGTGATAAACTTAAAAGTGTCAGTAAGGTCGTCACTAACCCAGAACTCTAAATGAGATGCAGTGCCGTCTGTAGTGCTTGTAATTTTTAACGTGTCGTTTGTGTGAGAAGGGAACTTAACAGTTCCTGCATTTATAGTGCCTGTGGTGCTGATAGTATTAGATCCAATGTTAATTGTACCAAAGTTGGAAGTAATGCTACCACCATCTAGTGCGCCTACAGAAGTAATCTGAGTCTGAGAAGCGTTAACACTAAATGCGCCACCAGATAATGATAGTCCAGTTCCTGCTGTTTGAGAATCTTCCCAAGGAACATTAACATACATTTTATCAGAGCTTAATTCTACAGGGTAGTTTTTATTATTTTCTACATATCCAATTTTAACTAATCCAGCAGTGCTTGATGTAGCTGTTGAATAGGTTGTATTTGTAGAAGATATTACATTGCTACCATCAATAGTTACGTTTGTACCACCAGTGTATACAGTGTTAGTATCTGTAGCAGTTATCGTGCCGTTAGCAGCAATAGTAATATTATTGCCAGCAGTAAGAGCAGCAACCACGTTTGCAGTTCCCGTCACATCTGCATCATCATCAATACCATCTAGTTTTATGCCGTCCGCTGCTACATCACGACCATCTACAGTTCCATCAACCGCAATGTTTCCTGACACATCTAATGTTGCTGCATCTAGTTCGCCGGTTAGTGTAATGTTTCTGAAGCCTGTGATGTCTAAAGCTGCATCTACAACAACCGCTTTGCTCGCAGCGACTGTGCCAGCCGTTACACCGTCAATTGTTTCAAGCTCTGCTTCGCTAATGTTTGCACTGCCGATTACAAAAGATCCGCCAGTAATAGCTCCGCTTGCACCTATAGTTGCAGCACTAATATTATCGCTAAAAGTTTTAACACCTGCAATACTTTGATTGCCTGTTAATTTTACAACAGCATTATCATCAGCTTTAGTGCCTACAGTTGTGCTTAAACCTGCAATATCAATTCCGTCTACTGTTCCATCTACAACAATATTTCCTGTTACCGTAGCACTATCGACATACAAGTCTTTAAAGCGTTTAGCAGTTGTACCAATATCTAAATCGCTATTTGCATTTGGTTCAATGACACCATCTTTAACTGAGAACTGTAAAGCGGCTGCGCTAGATACGTTAGTATAAAATCTTAGCTCATTAGTTCCTTCATTAGCTGTGATCTTAGTGAACCCGTCAGTGTTCCCTACCATGCTAATAGGTTTACCTGTAGTGCCTCCACTATGATCGTGGCCGCTTACGCCATTAAAAGCCGCTGTAAGATTATCAAATTCAGTAGTAAAATCGTCTGCATTGATTGTCTCATTATTTGTAAAGGTTCTTGTTCTACTATAACCTGTCATTCTTTTATCTCCTACCTGCGGGAACGTAATCTATGAAAAGACCGTTGATTCGATACGAACCAGCTTGGTCATTACTTTGAATTGTAAAATTTGCTGTGTGTCCACTGCCCTGTACGGCCTGTCTAATCATTGGGTCGCCTATGCCTCCAAAAGCATTTACACCAAATATAGCTGTACCATATACAGAAGGAACTGGAATGGTAGTCATTTGATAAGCTGGAGGTTGTGGAGAATCTATAGAGTTGTAATCATACTTTACTTGTAATGTAGGAGCTACGGAGTCTTCAGGACTAACAGAAACTTTTACATAGTGTAATGTTTTTCTACTACCTACATCCCCAAAATCGTAAAAGGGTGTGACAAACCTAGAGTTAATATTAAAAGGAGTTTGAGAACCGCCTACATCTGAATAAAAGCTTTTGCCTTCATCATGCAGAAAAATATTACCATCTTTATCGCCATGATAATAAACTTCTTCTCCGTTAGTATCAAAGCTTGAATCTATTGCGTGAGCCTGTATTCCTTTTGTTTCTGACCACTGAAATCCATCTTTAGTTAGTGTCCCTATAACACCTCTAGAGCTTGAAACACTTTGAGTTAGCGTAGAGTAAAAAAAGCGATATTGATTTTTATTACGGATAACTACACTTGAAATTACATAAGAACCAACAGACCTTGTAAGATCTGAAAAGAGAGGTTGAATTTGACGACTTACTGAACTTAACTCTACATCACCTATGCGAGCAGTACCTGCAACAGTACGAATACCATCAGGGCTTAGGAATACTAAATCGCCACCTATTTCTTGAATACTCTGAGCTGCAATACAACCTACGTTTTGTGTGATAGGTACAATAGCTAAATTGGCTGAATCAGAAACATTAATAACTTTATAAATACTATTAGCACAGAATACAATTACATCGTCACGGAAGCTTTTTATGCCTATAATGTTATCTAATAAAGTTATTGCTGCACCGCCAGTGAAAGTTTTAGGATCTCCTCCGTCACTAATATATAAATTAGTTCCAGCAGCAGCTAGTAAGTGTGTTTCGTGGATAGTTCCGACAGTCGGGGCTGTAGAGTTTTCTATTACAAACGTATGACCATGAAACGTCCTAGAAGTTAAAGCTCCTGTACCTTCAATTTTAAGAATATAAGGAAGGTTATTGCCATCTAATATAATAACTGTACCTTGAGCACCTGCACCTTCTTCGTATATAAAACTTGTTTGGCCTTGACCCGTTCTATCCTCAAGACCAAGATTAAAAAAATCAGTGTGGTTGTAAGTTTGATTGCTTTGACCAGCTCGTGCTACATTAACCCAAGTAGTGCCATCAATTGTAAACATAATGTTTGCACCACTACATACAAGGACTCCGCCTGCATAAGCCATAATGCCTTTAATATCATTAGTGCCGTTTGGTTTAGCTGTACCATAAGGTGTATAACCGTTTATTCTACGGTAGCCTGAGTCTGAATCAACTTCAAAGTTTACAAGCTCCATTGCTACGCCAGCATTTCCAAGCGCAGCAAGCTGATTAGTATTAGTATCTAATCCGCCTTGACATACAAAACCAAAAGGTTGCGAAGCAGCCATTAAATAAATCTCACTCTGTCGTCTTTGAAGTATGAAGGTACAGGCTCAATAAGATTAGAACGCATAGAATCTAATCCTTTTTTATAATCATCAAGTGCGAATGCAGCTGACTGAGGGTTATCTTTAAACTGCCAAATGTAATAACGTGCTTTAGCAAGAAGTACAGACGTATACATTTCGGGGAATACAATTTCATCTGTAGATACTGAAAGCTTTGTAGGCAGAACCCAAGCTGAAAACCAAACACTATAAACTTTGTTTGGGATTGGACTTAATCCAAACTTACGTCCATCAGGACTTCGGATAATTCTTGAAGGTTGACCATGTGCCTGTGTATCGGCATCATCTAAATTTTCTTGTAATCTTAAATAATCTTTCCATTCTTCTGTTGTTGTAAAACGTAAGTTAGCTGCTACATATGGTGCAGTCTCTCCTGCTACGCCTACAGTTGTTAAGTAGAAAGTGTCCCAATCTACTGAACTATAATCTGTTGTAATGTCAGAGCTTGAAGCTTTTAACTCATAAAATCTTTGTCCTGCTACAGTATCTACCTTGACGTTACCCATCATTGGGTCATTAACACCACCTGACTCTGCCGCAGATAAAAAAGGCCATTGAGGTTCTTCATTAATAATATCAAAGTATGCACGATTAACACAGTCTTTAACATACGCTTGAACGCCTAATGCTTGACCGAAGTCACCAGATGTTAATGGTACTTCATTTAACTCACGAAGAAGTTCATTTGTCAAATCTAAATATGATGTTGCCATTTACTTTTCCTCGGTAGTTTTTTTATCTTTCTTTTTAAAGATTGCATCCCAGTTATCTGAATACTGTTCATTACTGACAGCTGACTGTCGTACTCTACTGTGTTGTTTATTTTTAGACTTTAAAGTAAATTTTTTATTGTTTGTGTTTTGTAGTGCCATTTAAACCTCTTAAAAAGATTGAGGGGCTTTTACACCCCTCGCACTTATAGACTATCTAGTGATTAGTCGATACCGTAGTGAGCAGATACTAGGGCTTCAGGACGTAAGACCTTAGCGCCAAATACATGCAAACCACGACAGATGTCGCCAAAGCTTGAAGGATCACGAAGAACTTCAGTGTTGACAATAGTCTGAGCTGTTGCAGTTGCTGAAACGTGACCAGCAATACATTTACCAGCAGCATCAGTTGGAGTTGCAATGTTGTTAGACTTATACATCTCAAAGCCACGCAACTTACCAGAACTTACCAAACCATTACGGATTGAGCCTTGACCAGCGTTAAAGTCTACTGACAATAACTTAGAACCAGACTGGCTTAACACTTCGTAAAATGAAGGAGGCGCTACAAAGAAACGACCTTCTTCTGGTACATTCTGCTCATCAAGAAGACGAGCCATGCGAGCCATAACGTCTAAAGGATCTAGTTCACCATCTGCAAAACCAATATCAAGATTACCAGCATTAACATCCATATCAACAATATCAGTACTACTGTTAGAACCAATAGCGTGATCAAAATCACCACCTGTAGATACACCAGTAAACATAGCTGCTAAGACTGTTTCGTCATACTTGTCTTTCAGTGCATATGCAGCTGAAGACGCAGCAACTTCTTTCCAGTTTACGTGAGACATTTTGCTTTCAATATCATCTACGATGAATTTAAAAGCTTTAGCTGTATCAACAACAAGAGTATCTACTTCATCTTGAATGTATGTTTGATCAATATCAGCGCCACGAGTGTAGTTGCTTACAGAAATTGTAGGCTCTTTAATGATCTTTACAGAGTCGCCGAAGTTTGAAATCTCGCCTTCATAATCTGTGTTAGTCACTGCTTCTACTACAGAAGCTTTACGGAAGAAGTTTAAAACCTTCTTACTGTAAATCTCTGGTAAAAAGTTAGTGCCATCAGTTAGAGTTGAATCAGGGTCGAAGTTAGTCCCTACGCCGTTGCCGGTTGTACCTTGGAAATATTGTGTCATGTTGTGTTACTCCTAAAAAAAAGAAAAGTTTTAGAATTAACGCACTCGGCCTTCCATAACTGCACGATCAATTTCTTGTTCATACTTATCATATTCGTCCATACTAAGAGCGTTAATTTCCCGTTTTGTCCAGATCCGAGCTTCATCAGTGCCTACATTAGTTGTTTTAGTAGATACCATGTCCGCTGCTGATCCAGTGGTTTGTGACGCTTTAGTCTTACGTTTACCTTTAGTAGAAACTCCAGATTCTAATTTATATAAATCAATAGCTTTGATTGCTAGAGCTACATTATCAGGGTTCTCATAGATCCAACCTTGGATTTGCTCAGGTTGCTCTTTTGCCCAATCGTGAAAAGCATCATCGCCTCGAATGTCTTCAAAGTCAGGATGCTTACTACGCAGAGTTTCTTCAGCTTCTCTTCGTGCTATCATGTTTTCACGTTCTTGGATCATATCCATTTTAGCTTGAAGTGCTTTAGTTTGTTCCTCAGTTTTTAAATGAGCAACAGTCTCTACTGTATCGAATAGATCAGGATATTGATTTTTAAACGCTTCGAGGTCTTCTGCGCTTTTTAACTGGACTTGTGGAGCGTTGCTCTCAGCCGCAGCTTGCAGTTCTAACTCTCGTTGCTTAAAATTCGCAACCTTCTCGTCATAATGTTTCTTTAAATCATCGTATCGTTTCTTGTAATTAGTTCTTCGCTTTTTCTCAGCAGCTTCTTCAGGGGCCTCATCTGGGGTAGCCTGTTTGCTTTCTGGTCGTTCAAAGAATACTCCTTCTGCTGTTTCCATACTACCTTCATCTGGCGTATGCCAAGACTTTTTAGCATTATATGGATTTGCAATTTCTTCTACTACTTGTTCGTTAGACATAATTATCACACTCCTATTGGGGCTTTTCGTCTTTCAAGGTGGCTGTTAAGTTAGCTAAACACAACAGGGTCTTGAGTCAAAAGGTGGCCTCTAGGTTAAAAGTTAGTAAGGGGCTAAATAAATTTAGGTAGCCTTACCGATTATAAAAGACTTGGCATTCTATTTGCTGACATCATTTGTTTTTTGATCTCATCATTAGTACCGTTAACCATAGTCACACCGTCTACTTTTTCATTATCGAGTGGATCTGTAGTTAAACCGCCAAATGCTTTTTGTACACGACTGCCTTCATCAAACGCACGTTCTGCCTCATCCATCATAAGTTGGAGGTTTTCTGCGCCTATTGAATCGACAGCCTTTTTGGTGAAAACAAATTCACCGTCCGATAACCTAGCTGGTATCGAATCTGATACTCCAGTACCGATTCCTTCTACGGAACCTTCACCAGAGAATTCTGCTGCAACGTCTAAGACTTTATCAAAGACCATTGCTAATTCTGGATTGCCTTCCAAAGTTTCTGAAAGCATATCTTGTTCTTCTTCTGTAAGAGCTTCGCCTAATACGAAGTCTTGGAATTTGTCTACCATCTCATCATCAGGAAGTTGAGATGCTTCTGCTGCTGCCATCTCATCTTCAGGGATGTTGGAGTAAGTATCCTCAAGTTCCATTTCAGGAGTTGTGAGCATTGAACCTTCTGCATACTTCACTTTAAATTCATCATACATATTATTCTTTCCTATTCTTTGCTTCAGCTACTTGCTCTTTAAGGGACTCTAAACTAACCAGAGAATTCACTCTCCCCTGCCTGCGGAACATTTCCTGTTCCGATGTTGCCGCCACCAGTGCCTGTAGCTCCAAGGTCTTGAGGTTGTGGAGGTGCTCCATCAGGGCCGACCATAGCTCCTTGTTGCTCGTTAGGGGCGACAGCTTCGCCGCCAATTGTTTGTCCAGCATTCTGTGCTCCTATAATTTGTGCCATGATTGCAGCTTCTTCAGGATCATTTAAGATCTCATCAGGGTCTAAGTCTAAGCTATATGCAAGCTCGCTAACGATCTTAGAGATCTTAACAAACGGTGCGATAGCAGGATTCTGTGCAGTCTGTAAGAACATCGTTAGTCGTTGACTACGTACTTCTTTCTGCATTAAGCTATTTGTACCCATAGCTTTAATTTCTAAATCGCCTTCTACATCTAGTGCGCCTTCAAAGAACTGCATGTTCCACTGGTAGTAAGCTTCGCCAAGAGGCTTGAGTAAGAAGTCATCTAAGTTCTTAACTACTGTTTTAATGTTTAGTGACGCTGCACCTAGTAGCATAGACATGCCTGATGCAGTACGTGTCATGCTTTGTACGCCTGTCTGACCATGTGAGTAACTAGGAATACCTGTCTGCTCATCTGCAAGCTGTCGGAACTTATCAAACATCATCATGTTTTCTTGTGATGTGTTAGGAAACTTCATTCCATAGATGCTCTGTCCGGCTTGTCCCGCTTGACGGCGGAATACTTTTCCGGGATATATCTCCATACTTTGACCGCCTACAAGGGCTGATTCGTCCACATCAAAGACGAGAGAGCCACTTAAAGCTAAGTTGTCGATAGCCATTCGAGCATGACCATTCATTATTTGCTGCGAGTCATCCATATTTTCCGCAACGCCAATACCAAAAAAACTATAAGGATTGCGCTCATAAGCGAAAGCATTATAGGGAATTCGGTGAGGAGTAAATGGATTGACAACACTCCTGAGAAGCTTGCCGTTACTAATCCAAGCATTGATTTGAACTTCATCTAAATCATCTACCTCGTCTGGTAATTCCATTCCGACTTCACGAGCGTATTCAGCGTCCATAACTCCCCAGTATTCTAAAACTTCAAACTGTGCTGATCCTGCATCGTCTGATCTGTTATCGTCTTTTAATTCATGTTCGTAATCTTTCTCTTCGTAGTTAGGCCCCATCTGGAGACATTCACGAATAGCATCCTTATCAAAGTAAGGCATCTTAGATAAAGCTCTAAGCTGGCTGCGATTGTACTTATGTCGATGTACAATGTATTCGCACTCTTCAATAGTTGTTGCACTAGGATCAGGGAAGAAATCCCAGATGCTTACAAACTCAAGGCGTGGGACACGTACAGAAATAGGGCTGTAGTTGCGGTTGCCTTCTGCATCTGTTTCCCAACGACCAATAGTTTTATTAAAGTTAAATGGGCCTTTAACAACACCTGTTCCAAACAATGCAGACTCAAAGATTGCATTGCGTAACTCACTAGAGCCGCTTGATTCTTCAATCTGATCGTGGATAAGCTTCTGCATTTTACGTGCAGCTTCTTTAGCTGGAGCAATCTCTAAGACTTGTGGGTCTGGACTAGGGCCTTCAGCAAAAGAAATCTTACCTTCTTCTTCAGCAGCTTTTATTTCTTCTTCAAAAATAGAAGCGCCTGCTGTTATAGTGGCTCCAGCTTTTAATACTTTACCGTCACCGACATATCCTACATCGTATGGGTTTGGTGGAGTCTCGGTCGTTTCTTCTGGGGCTTCTTCGCCCTCAGACATTTCAATGCCTGTTCCGCCTACTGATACGTGCTTATAAGTAGAAATACCTTCAGGAAGTTTTGTTTCTGTGATGCCAATTGGAAATTGACCTGTGCCAAAGATAACATCTACTAACTGACCAAAGGCTGCAAGCACTTTTGTCTTAGTTACTTTAACGAAGACTTTAGACTTCTCAGACTCACGGAACTTCACGTTGCGGCCATATAAGCCTCTGAAGTTGTGGTAAGCCGTCAACCAACGCTGCTCATCTACATCTCGTGCGTTCTCTGCTTCCATGAAGCGATCTTCAACTAAGCCGACTAAGCGGTTGCGTATCTCTTCTTCTACATCTAACTCATAGCTACTTTCACCCTCAATAGGTTTAAAGTAGAGTTCATTAGCTGTGTCAAATAGGCTGTTGCCTGTTTCGTTAGTCATTTAGTTTCCTTATAGCTCTTTAAAGATGTTGACACTGCCGCCACGTTTATTTGCTCGTGCAGAAATTTGTGTGCCGCCTTTGGTTTTGTAACTGTAACTTGCATTGCCTTTCTTATCAATGCCAAAACGACCTACTTTTGTATCTACACCAATAGAGCTGTTGCTATAATTAATCTTGCCTTTATTAAATTTATTCTTATAGTGATCTAGACCTTCGGAGTGTGACATTGTAAAGGGGCCTTTCTTTAGTGAAGCTGAAGCTCCAGAAGACATATACTTCTTATTGCCTGAAGCACCTACAGAAATATCTAAATCACCAATACGTTTATGGGTAGATACACTGCCACCGTTGCTATATTTAACTTTCATGCTTTTATTTTTCATAGTTAATATCCAAAGTTCGAGTCTACTGGTCTGTAAGACTGTTCAAGTTTTATGTCTCTCATACGATCTAGAGGATTAGCATTTCTAGGTCTAGACATTATGAGATAACGTAACGCATCGTATGCGTGATCAGATGCTCTTGTATCTACATCTTCTGGGTTAGATTTATCCAGAGGAATACCTTGAAGTTCTCGTATCAGGTTCGGGCATGTATTAAATATTTGAATGCGTGGTCTACCGCTTTGAGTAATCTTCAAGTATTCATGGATTTGAATTTTTCCTTGAATCCTGTTCTTATCAGCCCTTCGTAGCTTGTGTCCTTGCTTTTGCAAAGTCTCACCGACTGTAGGGCCTGTTGTACCTGTTCTTGACCAACACGCTGTATCTAGGACTCCCTGAACTGAAAAGGGATCATCAAGCTCCATGTTGGTTATAAGCTCTCCAAGTTCTGTACCTAGTAAGTTTTTTTGGTACAGTTCTCTATATATAATCAATGTTCCGTCACTTGGGTCTACTGCTCCCCATACACAGGCTGATTCAGATGCGTAACCGTAATCTATTCCTTTTATACGCTCCCAGTGGATCGGGATCTCAAAAGGGGTTATCACATGGTCTAGTCTGCTAAACTCTGTGAAGGCTGCTCCTTCCGCTACATCCCAATCTCCGTCTAGGAGCTGCTTGCGCTGTGTGGGTGGCAGAGCCTTTAGCATCTGCTCGTAACGTCCATCCTTAGCTAAGTAAGGGTTATCTTGTAAGCTTGCGGGTATGAACTTCCTTGTAAGGCCGTCAGCGCCCATGAAAGGCTCGTGAGGCGGATTAGGGTCTATGTACCGCTTCTTTACCCAATGCGCTCCAGCACCACCTGGGTTAGCTGTACAACGCATGTAAGGAACTATCTCAGGGTCAGTGGTTCTTAACCGTGACGCTAAGTAGTTCCATGCAAATTCTGTTGGCAGGTGTGTAATCTCATCAAAGCCTATCCAGCTATATGCTTGACCCTGATAACGATAAACATCTGCATCTCGTTCCAAGAAGCCGAACTCTACTTTAGCCCCACTAGGGAAAGTCCACATCTTTTCTACTTCTTTGTACTTAGCCCCGTGGAAGGCTTTCGGATAGAGTTCTCGGCTCTTGTCTATAATCTCTCGTAGTTCTGGCATAGAGCGTCTAAGTATCAATGCTCTATGGGCAGATCTGTGTGCATAGCGCAGTGGATCAACTATCATTGCGTATGATTTACCACCACCTGCTGCGCCACCAAACAACACATCAGTCTCACCTGCTGCAAGGAAGTCCTCTTGTGGGCCTTCATTGGCTTTGAAGATAACACTTTCGTTAGCTTCTTCTCGCAAGCTCTTTGGCAGGGCTTCTAGCTCTTCTTCGCTGAAGATGCCCTTTTTTTCTACAGCCTTAGTTGTTTGTTTTATAGACTCTTTGTAGTTGTCTACTTTCTTCTGGGCTGCTTTGAGTTTCTTTTGTTTCTCTTTTACTGCTCGTTTAGCAGCCTGTTTAGCTTTGGTTTCTGAATGGTAGTTATATCCTCGGCCTTTGGAGCCTTTGGCACGACCAGACTTCTTGCGTGGAGTCCCATCTTTCTTTAGGATAAACTCTCCATCTTCATCTTTGGCATAGTTATCTGGGTTTAGTTCCCAGTCTTTCTTATCCAAAGGTGCGTTTATCAGCAATCTTCTTTAGACCTGTATGGCTTATGGGTCTGCCTGTCAGGTCTGTAAGGTACATGCTGCCTTCACGAAGGGATAAACTGTTATCCTTTATCATAGGTACAATAGATGCCAAAGCCTCTAGTTCTTCTGGGACGGCATCTAAAGTATTATCATCGTTCAATTTATAACCAAAGGGTATTGTACTACTCGATCTCTTCATACTCACCTTCTATTACTGTTTCTTTCTTAGTGGGGAGTACAAAAATTCCACCTGTAGTATTTACATTTACGTCCAATGTGTCCTTCTTTCCTAGCCCTACACGATCTAAAATGGTCTGTGCAGCCTGTATACGCATATTAGCTTGAGGAATAGGCGCATTACTGTCCATAACCTCTACTAGCTTCATAGCTGCTTTAGGGGCAGATTGCGCTAAGATCCCTGTTGCTATGTCAAGGATCTCTTGGCGCAAGGCTTTTACCACAGCAGGATAGCTGGACTCCGAATAACCAGCTAATAGTGCTGCTTGTTTCGGATCACCTCCTACGGTTGGTAAGTTTGCTAAGAATGCTTCTTGTTTTTCTGTGAGTTCTTTATTCTTCATACCTCTAGTATACCGCTGGTTTACTGATCTGTCAAGTCTTTTATAACATTTAGTTATATATATGTATAAATAAATGGATTATCTTTACATATGTATATGTATATGTATATATTCTTTCAAATAAATATACATTTATATATACTTTCTCTTGACAAAACGGGATCTCAACGGTATAATTATATTAACGTCCCCACCGTTATATAGATATATAAGTCATGTACATCATCTGTATATACCTCTCCCCTTATAAGCCCTTTAAAGCTGAGGCGCTATTCTAGTTTCCACCTAATCCTCGTAAAAATGTATAAGCAGTAGTATATACCCACCCCACCCCCCATGGTGACCTGCCCACCCCACAGTCTTTAAAGTCTTTAACTGACTTGATGCGCAGGCTAAGACTCCTTAGAGTCTTAGAAGCTCTCCAAAGTCT